TGGCGGGAGAAGCAGGAGCAGGTCCTTGCCGACGCCCTTGCAGCCGGCGACCGCGCCGCAGCCAATCAGGCTTTACAGTCCATAGGCAAGCATCTGGGTGTGTTTGAGGCCACAGGTAGGCAGAGTACTGGTAGCCCCACTATTGTCATACACATGCCCGACAGCGGCCGTAAGGCCATAGACAGCATAGACCCTACCCAACCCTGCCTCGACGTTAGTTCGTCCACTGCAGCGGCTCCTGACGGCCCTGTGGACGGCCCTGGCCCTGTGGAGGATGAGGACAATGGCTGATCGTGGGCATAAACGGGTCGGGGGGTACGGGGGGCCGGGGTCAGCGGTCTGCGGCGGGATGGAATCATATCCCTGTGAGTCGCACCAGCCTCACGCCCATTTCCCTGACTTATCCTTGGTTAGGGGCACAATTCACTCTCTTAGAAGTTTTGGAGTCCCTGGAATATATAACCCCGTCATTTCTCTGCCTTTTCCTCATTTTCAGGCTAATAATGGGGTTGTGATCACTTCGAAGTCAGGGGTTTCGAAGGGTTGTGGCGGAGTTGGAGTCCCGACCCTGGATTTTTCGGCTGGAAATGGGGGTTGTTTGGGTATTTACCCGTCTTTCCAGGCTCTCAGGGGGGTTTGTCAATGACGGACTTCTCGAAGCATTTTTATCCTACGGCCCCCCAGGCGGCGTTTTTTGGGAGTCCGGTTCGGTATCCGGCTTTCGTTGGCGGTTGGGGTAGTGGGAAGACGATGCTGGGTATTTTGAAGGCAGTTGCTTTGAGTGAGAAGTACCCTGGCAATTTAGGTATTATCTTCCGAAAGAATTTTACTGACCTTCGGGATTCGACGATGGCCGACTATACGAAGTACACGGGCCGGAAGGTTCGGATGTCGGACAAGAGCGATACGTACCCGAACGGGTCGAAGATATTATTCCATCATTTGGACGAGTTGGCGGGCGTGGCCCAGAACATCAACTTGGGCTGGTTCATGATCGAGCAGGCCGAGGAGTTCGATAACGACGTGGTCTTCCAGACGTTGAGAGGTCGATTGAGGAGAGAGAACGTCAGTGAGCATTGCGGGTTCCTGATAGCGAATACGAACGGCCACAACTGGATCTGGCGATTATGGAAGCAGGAGACTCTAGCGAACGCCGATCTATTTGAGAGCGTTCCCTTCGACAACCCCCATTTACCGGCGGCCTTCATCGAGGACTTGAAGCAGATGGAGACTGAGAGTCCCAGTCACTATCGGAGGTTCGTCTTGAACTCCTGGGAGGACACTGACACTTCCGACCGGCTATTCAAGTACCAGCATTTACTGGACTCTTTGGGTAGAGACGTCAGGGACTACGGCGGTTCGATGAAGGTCATCTCCTGCGACCCCGCTGAGTTCGGGGACGACAAGACGGTGATCTACGTCTTCGAGGGCCTGAAGGTAGTGGAGCGGGTAGTAACGGCTAAGAAGGAGCCGATGGACACTGCGGGCCGGATTGTGAAGTTGCATCGGAAGTACGGGGCCGACAAGATCGTCGTGGACAAGGTGGGTATTGGTAGTGGTGTGGCTTCGTCTCTGAGAGAGACTTTAGACCCTCATCAGGACCAGGACCTAATCTTTGGATTCAATAGCGGCAGTTTACCGAGGGATCGGAGTAAGTACGTCAGGGCTCGGGACGAGGCGTTCGGTGAGGCGGCGAGGTGGGTAAACGACGGGTACGTGAGTTTGCTACCGGACGACGACATTTTGGTAGAGGACCTAGCGGCGCATACTTACTCCCTGAACAGTAAGGGCCAGATCCTGGTAGCGAGGAAGCGGGATATCAAGAAGGAGTTGGGTAGGAGTCCCGACCGGGCCGACGCTCTGGTAATGGGACTCTGGGCCTCGAAGAAGGGAAAGAAGCGGGAGTTGGTGGGTGTTCAGAGTAAAGACGAAGAGTCTGACGATTACGATCCTCTGACCTGGGAGTTGTGATAATGGGTAGTAAGAGCAGTAAGAAAGTGAAAGTACCGGCCCCCACGGACCCTACGGCGGTCCCTGGAATGCTGAGTCAGTCGGTCTCTGGTGCCGGTGAGAACGCTCGTCGGAAGATGATGGCGAGGTTGGGTCGTGAGGGTACGGTCCTCACCGGACTCGGTGGCAATCGTCAGCAGTTGGGATTGTTGGGATAACCGACCATGCTTGATAAACTAGGGTCATCACTGAAGTTACGAGCGAAGCAGATGGAAGATGTCCGTCGTGACTACGAGACGGGCATGTGGGACGATATCTGCAAGATGGTGAACCCTCGCCGAGAGGACATCAAGAGCGAGGACCATACCCGTGAGAAGGGCAGACGCAGGGGTAAGAACTCCTATAACGGCACTCCGATGGGTGCGTTGGGGGTCTGGGCCGATGGGATGCAGGGCTTTTTGGTCTCTGAGAGTTTGAACTGGTTCCGGTCTGAACTTTCTGATAGACGGTTGAACCAGAACGACGAGATTCGGATGTGGCTTCAGGACTACGATGACGCCATGTACTCCGCCTTCCGCAGGGGGAACTTCTATCCTTCACTGGCCTTGTACTTCAGAGACGCTGGGAGTATCGGTACGTCAACGATCTATACCGAGGAGGACCTCGCAGGCGGTAAGGAAGTCCACACCTGCATCCATCCCCGAGAGGTGTTCATTGACGAGAACCGCTACGGGTTCGTGGATACCGTATTCCGGAAGTTCGAGATGACGGCGAGAGCGGCGGTCCAGCGGTTCGGAGAGACTGCGGTTTCGAGGGCTATCCAGCAGAACGCCGAGAAGGAGCCGTCGAAGAAGCATCTATTCTGGCACGCCTGCTTCCCCTCCGCCGATACCTGGGCTCCCGGAAAGGGCAGGAAGAAGTATCGCAGTATCTACATGATGGCTGATGAGACTAAGGACGACGGTACGTCGGTCGTCAGGGAGAAGGGTTACGACGTCTTCCCTTACGCCGTATGGCGGTTCCGGAAGAACAGTGACGAAATCTACGGCTATTCACCGGCGGCTGATGCGCTGGTGGAATGCTTCACTTTGAACCAGGTCTCTAAGGACCTTCTGGAAGCTGCCCACCTATCTGTAAAGCCACCTATGAACGTACCGGAAGAGATGCGGGGTAGGGTCCGAATCACACCCAACGGGTACAACTACTACGACGACTCCAATCGTATTGTGACCCCGGTAATGACGGGCATCAACTTCCCCGTAGGTATCGACCGTGAGGAACGACTCCAGAAGTCCATTGAGGACAAGTATCGAGTAGAGTTCTTCCTGACCTTAGCTCGGGCTGAGCGTGAGATGACGGCCTACGAGATCATGGAGCGGCAGAGCGAGAAGGCGGTCTTGATGGGTCCGCAGGTGGACCAGTTGTACCGTGAAGGGTTAATGCCCATTTTTGAGATAGTCAGTGAAATCGAGGACCGGGCCGGCAGGCTTCCTCCTCCTCCGGCCTTCCTCGAAGAGTTCCCAGAGACGAGTATCAACATCCAACTGACTGGTCCTCTGGCCCAGGCTCAGAAGCGTCTATTCCGAATGCAACCGATCAAGAACGCAATCAATGAACTGGCCCCTATGGCTCAGTTATTCCCTGAAGTGCTGGATCGTGTCAATTCGGATGAGATGGCTGAAGAGATCCTGGAGAGTGCCGCCTTCCCGCAGCGTCTGATCCGTAGCGACGATGAAGTCGATGAGATCCGTCAGCAGCGGGCGAAGGCCGCCGAGCAGCAGCAGATGCAGGAGGCTATGCAAGGTGCCGCCGACGCCGCTCCCAAGTTGGGTAAGGCGGCGGAGCCGGGTAGTCCCTTAGAGGCCGTAATGGCAGGAGGCATGGGATGATTGTAGAAAACAAGATTGAGGAAATGACATCAGAGAAGTTGATTGGACGACAGGTCCGGTTCGTAATGAATCCTGAACTCGTTGGTCAAATTGTCGCAGTGCGACTGTTCTATGCGGGTCGGGTTTTCTCAGTCCAGTATTTCCACGACAGCGAGTTTCGTGAATCGGATGTTGATGCTTTTCAACTGGAACTAATCTAATGCTTCTGAAGATCGACGAGCATCGAGACTGCTACCGCCGCTGTTTCGGGACTGCGGACGGTAGGCGGGTTCTCGGTCATCTGCTGATGGATATGGGTTTCTTCGACCCGAATACGGAGTCGTTGGAATTGCGGAACTACGCTACTCGAATCGTAAGGACCCTGGGGTTCTGTGATACACCGAATAAGGTGGACCAGTTAGTAGGTAAAATGTTTGAAGTCACTCAAGGAGAATGAAGATGGAGAAGTGTAAAGTATTTCACGGCAGGAACGCACCTGATTTAGAGAAGCAGTTCAATGAATGGGTCTGTGAGTCTGTTCGGGTCACGTCGCTTACCAATCTCTGCCAGGACCGTGGGAACAATCTCGTCATGGCGGTATTCTACGAGGGCGAAGTCCCTGTTACGTTCTCGGCGGAAGAGCCGAAGGTTCCGGAAGTACCGGAGGGTTCCGTCCAGGAGCGGTGTGTGGTCTGTGCCGCCGTTCAGGTCCCGACCGTGGTGGAACGTGGCCCCTACAAGGGCAGGCACAAGTGCAGTGTTTGCAGCAAGACCTACGATTACCAGGGCGAGTTGAAGGAGGAGAACCATGTCTAAGGATAAAATGGAGAGAGACCTCGATTCTCCGTGCCCGTTTTGTGGTGCGACTCTCGTCAGATTTTCAATTTACCCCGACTACGACGGGGCGGGCATGGCGTGCGCCGGGAACAGATGTAACGCACAAATCTGGCTAACAGAAAGTGAACTGAAAGAGGTCACAAAAAACGCCTTGATGGATGTTCTGGCTGCAAAGTGGAGGAAGAGAAATGCCTGACGAACCCGTAGCAGTTGAGACTCCGATAGAGAGTGACTCCGGAGAACCGACGGCCACCGAGACACCCACGGCCCCCGAATGGCAGTCGGTGAACCCTGAGGTCCTCTCGAAGTTCAGTACCGAGACCGATCTGGCGAAGAGTTACGTCGAACTCCAGAAGGTGATGCGCAGTCAGTACAAGATCCCGGAGAAGGAAGATACAAAGGCCTGGGATCAGTTGTACGACAAGCTGGGTCGCCCTCAGTCCAAGGACGAGTATCAGATCAACCCAGAGGCGTCTGAAGGCGTACCTATCGACGACAATATCATGGCTGTGGTTAAGGACGCCGCCCACAAGGCGGGCCTGAACCCCGGCCAGTGGGACAATGTCATGGGCTCCTACCTCGGTGCCATTAAGGCGTCGATGAAGGCCCAGGAGGAAGAGGTAGCTGCTAAGAACACCGAACTGTGGAAGACAATGACGGCGGAGTGGGGAGAGACGGCGACGACGGAGAACCTGGAACTGGCGAAGCGTGCCGTTCGGGAATCTCCGCACCTGAAGGACGTTCTCTCCGAGGAGCAGATCGCTAAGGACCCGATCTTCATTGCCTTCGTTTCGGATTTGATGAGGAAGAGTATGGACGACAAGCTAGTACAGGGCAACCCGTCGGGCGAGGAAGATTACAAACCCGACTATCCCAACGACCCTGAGATGTACGCCTACGGCGAGTCGGAAGACTCCAAGAAGGCGAGAGCATGGTTCGAGAGAAATGGACATAAATATTGACTACCAATATTGACTACCAATACTGACAGCGAAGTCCCCGTTAAGGAATAAGACCGAACTGATACGATAGTAGGACAGGCACCAAACAACCCGTAAGGGCTGGGCCTTGTAGTTTGAGGCTCGCATGGGCCGCCATTGTGGCGAACAACTCTTTGCGAGTAATTGAAATCTAATTACTTGACAGGAGTATACACACAATGGCCACTAACACGTTTTCGAGAGAAAACCTGCTCACGGCCGCCCGGATGACTCACAACAATGAGATCATCGATGTGGCTGAGGTCCTGAATGAGACCAACGACATCATTCAAGACGCCCACGTAGAGCAGGGTAACGACATCACTTCGCACGTCGTCTCCCGTCGTACCGCCCTTCCCACAGTCACCTGGGTAAAGGTCGGCAACGGATGGTCGGCGACCACCGGACTGGTCCAGCAGGCCAGAGAAACTATCGGTATGATGAAGGCCCGGTATCAGTGCCCGGCCGACGTCATGCGTCTCCAGCCGAATCCCGGCAAGTTCCGAGCGAATCAGGAGCGGGCCTACATCGAGTCGATGGGCCAGGAGTTCAGTAACACGCTCTTCTACGGCGGTGTCGATCCGACGTCCGGTGCGTTGTCTCCGATCCCCGAAGAGTTCGATGGGTTCGGCGCACGCCTGACCGCTCTGAGTACCACCGAGACGACCTACGTCGCCAACAACGGCGACAGCTCGGCCTCCGATGATACCTCCGTCTGGCTGATCCAGTGGGGACCTGGAAGGGTCTACCTGGTCTATCCCCGGAACAGCGGGCAGGTGGGTATCAAGAAAGAGGATAAGGGCCTGGTCTTCACGCCCGGCGATAACGACTCCTACCTCTGGGCACACGTCACCGAGTTCTCCTGGGACGTCGGTCTGTGCGTTGAGGACGGAAGATCCCTTAAGCGGGTGGCGAACATCTCCAGTGCCTCCGGTGACTCCTACACCCTCGACGAGGACAAACTGATCGAGGCCCGGAACAACTTCAAGCACACCAACGGAATGATCTCCATGTACTGCAACGAGACCGTGTTCACGCAGTTGCAGAAACTCGCCAAGGACAAGACCAACGTCTACTGGTCGGAGAACAACCCGTTCGGTAAGCCGCAGTTGTACTTCCTCGACATGCCGGTGCGTCGCTGTGACGCCCTGCGTAATGACGAGGCCTCGCTCACCACGTAGAAAAAGGAGCCAAAAATGGCTATTCTTGATGCACTGTTTGAGTTCAGCGATGGCCAGGCCATCGTCGCTGACGCTCAGTCCACCAACGTGTTGGACTGGGGGGAAGGCATGGAGGACCTGGAGATGGGGGCTGGTACCCCGATCTACCTCAACATCCGTGTGAACGGAGCTGATTTCGCCGGCGGGACCTCGCTGAAGGTGTACCTGTACTCGCACTCTGCGGATACGAGTATCAATAGCGGGACCGCTGTGTGGCAGAGTCCGACGATTGCGCAGGCCAGTCTCACGGCCGGTATGTGGATCGCTCAGGGCGTTATCCTGCCGAATAACTGCGATGAGGAACGATACCTGGGAGTGTACTACGACGACACCGGTGAGTTCACGGCTGGCAGTATTAACGCCTGGCTGGACCACGGTCCTCAGTCGACGCACAATACCCAAGTGGCATCCTCCAACATTTAACAGAAAGGAGGTTATGCGACTATGGCTGATATGACCAACAGCATCAATGAAAAGGTCATGAAAAATGCGTATGCCGGTTCCGGCCATCACGTCAAGGACAAGCTACTGAAGTTCTTGGAAGAGGTCGAGTCCGACATCAACACGTTAACCGCTACCGCCGGTGCAAGCAGTGGCGGTAGCGATATCGCCGTTGTGGCCAGCGACCTCGTCCTGGCCGAAGCCACTATCACCGCCAACACCGCTGCGGCCAGTAACGCCGCCGCCGACGCCGAAGCCATCTCGTCGCTATTAAGCGACCTGGGCTTCGTCTACGGTGATGAAGGAGCGACTACGGCCTCGGACAGTACGTTCACGGCCGCCTTTAGTCAGGTCGTGGCCGACGCCAGCAATGCGAACAAGACGAACAGTGACTTCTCCGTCTTGCTCTCGAACCTGGGCTTCGTCTACGGCGACGAAGGAACGACCACGGCCTCGGCGAGTACGTTTACGGCCGTCTTCAGTCAGCTTGTTGCCGATGCGAGTAATGCGAACTCCTTGGCCAGTAACATCTCGGTGTTCTTCAGCAACCTGGGATTCACCTACGGTGATGTGATGGCCGTCGTTC